GGATCGTCGTGGTAAGGCTAACCGTATGGGTAACAAGGGTCGTATGAACGTGAGAGAGAGTGCCCTCAAGCAAGGTGGTGCGTTGACGGCTGTTCGTACCGATACTTCCCGTATTGACGGTCGTGTGAATGCTGCAAACGGTGGTTGGACACAAAACTACCAGCAGAAGCCATTCCACCAGTTCAACGCCTACAAGGGCAACGAGAACCCACATGCACGTGACTTGGGTGTCGCGAAGAGGCAGCTCCAGAACAACCCATTGGCGCACAGTTTATGTTAATAATTTTGGTTATAGATAAAAACAATCATTAAAATATTGTGCCTATATTTTAATGAAGGTTCACACCCTTGATATAGATAGTAGTGAGAGAGATGCAAATGTATATGCTTACGCTAACAATTATACTGTGACTCTCAAAGAACCTATTTATGATGTCACACAAATTAAATTAGTGTCTGCGCGTATTCCAACACCACAATTGACTACATGCGCTACGAATAAGACGTTTAGCATTTACGATTCCGGTGCACCAGATGATCTTATTGAAGTTAGTTTAAATGAAACGAATTATGCAGATGGTGATGCATTCGCTACAGATCTTGATACTCTCATGCAACCACCATTGACATGTATAGATCAGGTTGTCTTTGACTCAGATACCCAAGCTCTTACATTCTCTAATACGATAGCGAGTAACACCTTTACATTCAAGTTTTTTGATGGTACAAACGGATACCTGAGTAACGTGGCCCTCACAACACCTCATCAAGTTATGGGTTTTTCTTCGAAGAATCCAGTGGAGAGTGACAGTATCGTTTCTGGTGCCATCAATCTAGAAGGTCCAAACTCCCTTATTCTTCGTATGACATCTGGCTCGGATGAGTTTACGAAGACTGTGTACTCTGTGACACCATTCTATACGGGACACATTCTTCTAAATGGCACAGATATGATTAATTTTCATGGTGCAGACGATCCACTCACTCACGAATTCTACAAGGGACCACAAAAGTATATCAAGTATATCAAACTGGAGTTCTTTTACATGAGTCATGGCCGCCTCGTTCCATATGATTTCAGAAATCAAGATCACATTTTGAAATTCGAAATCACGTGCTCTACAGACAAGTTAGAAGGTCTACCAAAGGTTCCCTTGGAAGTTGTTGAGAAGGAGTTGCCGCCACCAATAAACATTCCAGAAATTGTTGAGGATGTTTATAAGTGGAAAATGGAATACATTTCCATTGGTATTATCGTATTCGTCGGTCTAGTTCTTCTAAGTCTCATGAAGCGCAAGCCAAAACTTAGCGGGTAATCGCGAAGACAGGCTGAGCAGGCTTGGAGACACGAGTGGAGATGTTAGAGATGATCATGTAGACCGCGATGGAAAGAAGGGTGGTGAGGACCGCGGTGAGGGTGTACTGAGTGCCACCGTTCTTGGGCACCTTGATCACCTGCTGGATGAACCAGCGGACGAGGTCCATCCACGACATGGCAGCCGCGAAGGAGAAGCCCGCGACGATGGAGTTGAGGGACTGGGTCTCGAGCTCCTGAGAGACGAGGTTGACGGTCTTAAGCGCTTGGGCGGTCATATCAGCCATTGTGAGTTTTTATAACATATATCTAGAAAATATTATTCGGGTAATAGTTCCTCTTTTTGTACTAACTTTTTATACTTGGGTCTCCTGACAACAGATGACTTTGCAAAGATTTGTTCTTCACCATCCGAATCTCCATCAGTGCTGGATTCAGAATCGTCATCATTTGTCACATGAAATGATTTGTATTCAGAAATCGTCCACCCCTCCGGCTCCGATGTACTCATTACTATTAATGGCATTTTTTAACATCAGTTCTGTCGGATTTTGGGGAATCCAAGTATCCCACCGATCAACAGCCTCATTGACTTGGTTGAAAATTGGATCGGTACCAGAATACCTAACAAACTCTGGACAATCCTCGGGTTCAACATCTTCTTCACCTTCTTCCATCTCCTCTTCGGTCAATTCCTGTTCGTAAATTTCTGGCATCATAGAACCAATAGTTTCACCAACTTTATACATAGCACAGTACTTCATCGCATATTCCATATCTTCTGATACTATGGTATCTCTTCCACAAGCTTTGGCATATTCGGCTGAAAGTAGAGTAGCCTTTTCTATGATGGGCAAAAGAATGTTGGTCATCGTCTCAATATACTGTTCTAACATTCCACCCCCTGCATCACCGAATCCAGTTTGCATGTTCATTTTAGTATTTAACGTCAAAAATAGTCTTGGCAGTTCCCCCACCTACACGTAAAATGTTATAACTCAAAGCGTAAACGCGAATTTGTCTAGCATAATCTGTACATGGAGTGAGACTTAGGTTTAGAATTTGATCTTTTATGAGACTAAAGTTTACTTGACCAGTTGGATACCACTTCTCTGGTTCAAGAGCAAAACTATAGGAATAGAATCTTCTCAAGAGTTGTGTTTTTGAATGATGAATCGCCGCCTGAACAGCTTTCAAGAATATAACACTCCCCGTTTCTTGGGTAATTATTGGTTGACCATCTAGATCAAGTGTGAGATAATCAAGATTTTCATAGAGTATGTATTTACCACCCGTGTCGGCTAGAGTATTATCATAATCAAATGGAGTTATGAATTCACCTTCAGCTGTCCCTGTGTCACCTTGTCTCTGAATGACGAAGTAAAGTTCCCTGACAGGATTTACAAAGTCTAATTTGAAGTCACCTTCTTGTGCACCTTGAGCAATATCAAAAACATTTTGTTGAACCTGAGTTATGATGTAATCCTTCTTCTCCGTCTCAAGTTTGATTCGGTCACACGGTTCAAGAAACACAACTTCCGCACAAAGTCTATAATCTTTTAGGTGAATTGTCCCGGGTGTCACAGGTTGAAGTGAACCATCTGAACCCTTAATTATGAGATGATCATGGTCACGAAGTTTAATCTCAACCTCAACTTCCTGGTTTTTGATGGCACAGAGGGGCACCGCCAGTTCAGGGTTGTTGTAAAAGTAAAATGGTAGATCCACAAAGAATTCGTCCTCTGTATCTGCCGTACCAATCACACCCAAAATGTCTTTATCGGAAACCCTAGTTGAAACAGTTCGTTCTGGATACTTTCCGATGAGTTCCTTGAGGGCCCTTTGTTTTGTTTGAGTGACATTATGTTCTGTGTAAATCTGAAGATAATCACTCGGCAACCGTTGAATAACTTTTCCACCGATGATGAGATCAGCATATTCAATGAGAGCATGACCTATGGATTCTATGAATCTAGGATCGTTATAAATTACTATAGATATTGTGGGCAACTTCATCTTCACACTGAGTGTTGTCAGTAAGTCACCCGTGTTTTGAGCAATTCTAAACCTCGCTTTACCTCCAAAATCTACTGGATTTTCTGAATCTATATTCACATATTCTCTTGCAAAGTTTGTATGTTTTCTAAAACTTTGCAAAAAGTATGTATAGTCTGGATTCATCGTGAAGAACCTGTCTTGGACTCCAGATGCTAAAAGCTGAACGCGACCAGCCATTACTACTATAACAATCTAAAATTTTAAACCTGCTAAGCCACCACTCACACGAAGTATGTTGTAGTTGACTGCGTACACTCGGGTATTATTGTTGTCAACTGCATTGATGGGATCAATTTGAATTGTGAGAAGTTTGTGGAATATACGACTCATATTCACTTGTCCAGTTGGATAATACACTTCTGGATTTAAAGCAAAACTATACATACCAAACTCCGATTGTCTATAGTTTGTACCGGCTACATACTCGGGTGGACTTATGTAATGCTTAAGAGCTTGTTCATACACCAGGAACTTGTGGTCTCTGTCAAATACAGTCTCGTTGTTGAACTTCAATTTAACGTTTAGAATCTTGTTGTAACGATTTGGGTGATTATCTCTCACCGCCTTTTCCGATTGTGAAACAAAGAAAAGTTCCCTCACCGGATGAGAAAAGTTGAGCATGACAGATTTAGTATTCTCTCCAGCCTTCATGACAAACTTAGACATCTGGACCTGTGTGACGACATAGTCAATTGGTCTAGTCATGAGATACCTACGCTCACTATCCGTGAGAAATGCAAACTCGGTGTCTATAGAACACTTTAGCAGGTTTGCAGTGGCATTTTCAGGATTGGTACCGGATACAAGTTCAGCGAGTGGACGTAATTTAATCTTTACTTCAACAAGTTGCTTTGTGAGAGCACAAGTTGGAATGGATAGACTTGGATTGCGATAAAAGTAAAATGGAAGATCCATAAAGTATGTATAATTTCCGTTATAAGCGATGGTGTTACCGTGGCTATTTAAGAAATATACTGTCTGGTCTGTATCATCATCAGTGTTGTGAAGCTGTTGATGCATATAAATGTATTCACCTGTCAACTTTTCAATAGTCTGACCACCAATGAGAAGCTCAGCACTCTCCACCAAGTGTGAAATAACAGAGGGACACCATTCATACCCAGACGAAGGATCATCCAGCGTGACTTTTAGTGTCATATTTCTGATGACATCACCTTTGTCATTTGGTATTCTATAGTGTAGATTCTTACCAAAGTCTAAATCAGCACCATCAAACTGAGTTTCAACATAATCTATGGCAAACTTTGTATGTCTCCTAAAGTTCATCAGGAAATACGAAAACTGTGGATCTCCTGTGAGCCATTGGTCTTGGACTCCAGTGGCGGCAAGTCTCAAGCGACCTGACATTCCTATAGTATGTGAGTAAAATTTTGTTAAATAAAACGGAACACTACTGTAGAATGAACCTTCAGTTGAAGAAATTCAAACCCGAAACGATGAGTGATGATCGGGTGTGTGTTTTTGTCGGCAAGCGTAATACAGGCAAGTCTACTCTAGTCAAAGATATCATGTATTACAAGAAGCATCTTCCAGCTGGTATAGTTTTGTCTGGAACTGAAGAAGGCAATCACTTTTATTCGGAGTTCGTACCGGATCTCTTCGTCTATGGAGACTACGACAGGGATGCTATAGAGAGGGTAATGGCCAGGCAGCGTAAACTTATTGGCTCTGGTAAAACAAATTGTGGTGCGTTCATGCTTCTTGATGATTGTATGTATGATAGTAAGTTTCTCAAAGATACTTGTATTCGTCAATGTTTTATGAATGGTCGTCACTGGAAAATATTCTTCATGTTGACGATGCAATATGTAATGGATTTGCCACCCGCGCTACGCGCCAACGTGGATTACGTATTTGTTCTTAGGGAAAACATCATACAAAACAGAGAAAAGCTGTATAAGTCATTTTTTGGTATATTTCCAACATTTGATATGTTTAATAAAGTGATGGACGCTTGCACAGAAAACTATGAGTGTCTCGTATTAGACAACACCGTAAAGTCTAATAAGATCACCGATTGTGTGTTTTGGTACAAAGCGTCGCTTCGTAAGAACTTTAGAGTTGGAAGTCCAGATCTTTGGAGACTTCACAAGAGGATGTATAATCCCAAGTATCTCACACAAAAGGAGGATGATACCAAGAATGCGAATAAGAAGACGAAACTGAAGATTACAAAGACGAAATAATGAATAGGTATTCAGTCACTTTAGTAGAACGATTCTTTAAGTTACGGCTACCCCTGTAAGCGTTGTAGTCAATTTCAATTTTTTCATACTTGTATGGTTTAAGTATATCTTCCCAGTCAGTGGGAGTGATAAAACCTTCATTATTAT